CGCCGAGGCGATGCGAAAGGTGGGCTGGTTGGAGGGCCGCGATGGCGACTTGTCCTTCCCGCACTTTGACCGTCACAACGGCCAAACAGCTAAGAAGCGGGCACTTACAAAGAATCGGGTCGAAAAAGCGAGGGCCGATTCTGTAACGCTCCCAGCGTTACAAGAGCGTTACCAGAGAAGAGAAGAGAAGAGTATATATAGCACAGTAGGGGCCGAGGGCGGCTTTGGGCTGGATGAAGTCATCGAGGCAGGAAGGCGGGCCATGATTCCAGAGGACGTTTGCCGAGCCTATCACGATGACCGGCAGGGCGCGGGATGGCTGGACGGCAAGGGTAGGCGCGTCTCGTCCATGCCGCACGACCTTTCGGGATTCTGGCGCAAGTGGCAGAGCAACCGCAGCCCGAAGCAATTCGGCAACGGCACGGTCAACGGCCACGGCAACCCGAAGCCCGAAGGCGTGTGGCAGCTTCAGCAACGTATCGACGCGGCACAAAAGGAAATCGACCGCATCAGCGCGAACCCGGCGAACAAGGAGCAGATACCTGACAGCTTCGACCGCCGCTTGAAGGCCGAGCCGATGGCGAAAGTGAAGGCGTTGAAGGCGACCATATCCGAAATGCGGCAGCGGCTGGCTGGCGTGGAGGTGGCGGCGTGAAGAAAAAACCCGATCCAGAAGTTCGCGATCTGATTGCAAAATTAGCAACCACGCAACTGCTTTACGACATCACCAAGCGAGAATTGCAGCACGCCATAGAGGAAAGAAATGACGCCCTTGCGCTCGTTGAAAAAAAAGAACGTAGCGGCTGGGAATGTCCTCGCTGCGGAACAATTAACGCTCCCATTTCAATGCAATGCCATTGCCCAAGATACTATTTTGAATATACGGCAAAGCCTTTGGTCGCTCCTGTTTGGACGAAAACATCCACAGGTGACGCAATCCCACCGCAGGGTCAGTCAATTTGCTCTTCGGATGCTCCTATAAACATAGTGGCCGCAAAAATCTAATGAGCGAGCAATACACCAGCCTTCAAAACGCATTGTTAAGCGTCGAGCTTGCACGGCGCGACCTTGCTCATGCTTGGCGCGCTTGGGAGGGCGGCGAATGGCGAGAGTTCGTGATGCGCGTAAAGTGGGCGCACGGGCAGCTTCAATCAGCCATTGCGCGATTGGAAAATGAAAAGGAGGCAGAGCGCAAATGAGCGAATCCCTCCGCGCCTATATCGCCGCCCGCGGCCTCGACGCCCGGCTGGTGCTGAACGAACTGCAAGACCACGGCGTGATTTCGGACAATGCCGTAGACGTTGCCGATGTGGGCAATGGCGGTGCTGCTATTGCTTGGCTGGAAAAACGCGACCAGAGGGCTTTGCGGGCGCGGGAAATGGGAAGGAGGGCGGCGTGAAGAAGTGGGAAGCGTGCATTTGGAAGCGGGCTTACGACTCGGAGGCTCACGCCTTAAAGGCCAGCAAGTATTTTCCAGAGCAGGAGACTTATCTGTGCGTCTATTGCTGCAAGTGGCATCGGCGGTCTGCTGTGGTGGTGAGGGACGCCAAGGGCGCGGCAAAACATTTTGCCGAACTGCGAGCCAAGCAGATACGGCGAGCGAGGAAGGAATTTAGCTTATGATTGACATTAGGCGCTTCGCCGCGATGGGAGAAAACCCTTTGGATAAACTGGAAACGGCCTATAGGCCCGACATGGCCGGGGTCGTGGACACGCTGGCCGACGAATGGGCCGAGGAGCTTGAGCTTGAGCAGTGGCAGCACAAGGCGCTGGTCATCCTCATGGCCGAATACCAGATGCGGGAGAGCCGGGAACTGGCCTCGCGGATGCTTATCCCAATCCTGACTTACCTCAACGAACCGCGCGGCAATAAGACGCTGCGCTATTACGCTTTCCTGCTGGCGGCGGGGGATACGTCAATCACCCTGGCCCACAGCTACAGCGAGCTTGCCCGTAAGATCGGGGTAACACGGGCGGCACTAAGCAAAGCCGTCATCGAAATGCAGGAACGTCTCGGCATCACGGGCCACAACGGATTTCAAAAGAGCGACCAAGCGCGGGAGAGTTCCCGCGCGGCAGCGCATCGCTCTTGGACAAAACGACACGAAGACAAGGAGAACACACAATGAGTAAGGAAATCGAACTGGCCGCAGCCGACGCTCTGGCCTCAGACATTAACGAACAACACGCGGCTATCATGGCGCGGGTGGAGGATGTGAAGGCCACGGCCCGCGAGATTGGCGCGATGGCGAATGAGGTGGGCATGAAGCTAACCAGCGCCCGCGACACGATCGGCGCGGCCTTTGGTCATTGGCTGCGTGAGAAGGTCACGATGCCGACAACGACAGCGGACAGATACATTCGGCACCATGCTCACTATCACCCTGACCAGTTGTTCTTGCCGGGGTTCAAGCACATCGAAGACAGGGCCAGCGTGCAGGCGCAGGCCGCAGCGAACAGGGAGGCGACAGGCGAGGCAGACGCGCCAAAGCAGGATGAGCATGAGGACATCAGCGTGCGGGATATCGCAGCGGGTTGGGTCTATGATGCCCGGCGCTGGTTCTCGCAACTGATCCACAAGATGCCGCCTGACCAAATGAACGTGGCGCAGATCGAGGATACGCTGCGTGTGGTCAAGCCTGTGAGGGATGCGATCTATGCTTACGAACAGAGGTATGTGCAACTGAAGGGGGGGGCGTCTTGACACCCTCCAGTCTCAATAGGCGTAAACAACAAGGCTCCTTGTTGAGACTTGGGAAAGGAATCTCTTTGGTTGGCGGAGCGCGAGGAGGCCACGACTTGCGGCATTTGGGCGCAAATTTACTGCGATTTGCTCGTTGGTAAATTGAGAAGCCCGATATCAGTCGCAATAGGGCTTTTTGATAATGAGATTTAGCCAATGACCGCACCCGTCCCACAGAAAGACCTCGCCGCCGCGCTTGGCGTCTCAACGCCGTTCGTTTCCAAATACAAAAAGCGCGGGATGCCTGTGGACAGCGTGGAGTCGGCGCGGGCGTGGATCGCCGCCAACCTCGGCCAGAGCAAAGCTGTCCCCGCAAGCCCCGGCCCGCCCATCGGGGCCAGCGAGCCAGAGGAAGATCAGCCAACCGAGATCGCGGAGGTTCTTAACACCGTAGTTCCCGAACAGGTCGCCGCCATCAATGCCCAGATTGAGCAGATCGAAGAAGTCATGCGGTGGGCGCGCAGCGTAATGGTCAAACTCAACAAGGAGGGCAACCTTGAGGCCGCTCGCAAATGGCTCCACTCATGGACGCTGGTTAGCAAGAAGCTCCAAGAAACCCGCGAGAAACTTATCGAGACGAGGATCAAAAGCGGCGAACTCATCCGATTCATCGTCGCCAAGGAGATGGTGGACGCGCCTTTGCGCCGCCTTCGGTCTGCCTTGGCAAAGATGCCGCACGAACTTGGCGGCAAATGCAATCCAACTAATCCAGAGCAGGCCACTCAAGCAATCAGCGAATGGTGCGCCGCCTTCTATAAAAATGAGCAAGAATACACCATCACAACTTGAACAAATCAAAACCGCCGACCTTGTGCCTTATGCGCGCAACGCCAAAAAGCACGACGAAGCCCAGGTCGCCAAGCTCGCCGGGAGCATCCGCGAGTTTGGCTTTAACAACCCCGTGCTGATCGACGCCGACAACGGCATCATCGCGGGCCACGGGCGCGTCATGGCCGCGCAAAAGCTGGCCCTTGCCTCCGTGCCGTGCCTGCGCCTCTCGCATCTTTCCGAGACACAGAAACGCGCTTACATCCTTGCCGACAATAGGCTGGCCGAACTTGGCGGCGGATGGGACGCCGAGATGCTCAAGCTGGAACTGGCCGACTTGGGCGACCTCGATGTGGACTTGGGCGGCATTGGCTTCGGCGCGGATGACCTGCAGGACTTGGAGCTATCCGAGGAACCGGAAGCGAGCGATGTGGACGCCGAACCTCAGATCGACAAAGCCGAAGAACTCCGCGCCAAGTGGGGCGTCGAGCCGGGGCAGCTTTGGAAGCTTGGCGACCATCGGTTGCTGTGTGGCGACAGCACGAAGAAGGATGATGTGGAGCGGGTGATAGGTGGGGAGAAAGCAGACTTGTGTTTTACTTCACCTCCGTATGGCCAGCAACGCGATTACACGAAAGAGTCTGATTGCTCTGATTGGGACAAGCTCATGGATGGAGTGTTTTCAAATCTTCCAATGGCGAGCGATGGGCAAGTTTTGGTAAATCTCGGACTGATTCACTCTGATGGAGAGTGGATTCCGTATTGGGAAAAATGGATTGAGTGGATGAGACAGCAGGGATGGCGTCGTTTTGGTTGGTATGTGTGGGATCAAATGCACGGACTCAGGGGCGACTGGAGCGGACGATTTGCGCCATCGCATGAGTTTATTTTTCACTTCAACAAGCAAGCAAAGAAGCCAATTAAGTGGGTTGAGTCATTGCACGCAGGAGAAAAAGGCGGCGCACTGAGGAGCAAGTCTGGAGCTATTGGTGATGTTTCTTCAGAAGAAATCCAGACGCACAAGTTGCCCGATTCTGTTTGGAGAATACAAAGGCAGAAAGGCGGAATCGAGGGCCACCCCGCGCCGTTTTCTGTTCCGCTTGTCGTTCATGCACTGAAGTCTTGGAATGGTATTGTTTACGAACCGTTCAGCGGCAGCGGCACAACCATCATCGCCTGCGAGCAACTTGGCCGCAAATGCCGCGCCATCGAGATCAGCCCCGCCTATGTCGCCGTGGCCCTGCAACGCTGGGCCGATGCCACAGGCAAGACGCCGAAGCTGGTGGCATGAGGCTTGCCCGATCAGAGCGCGATCTGCACGGCGCTCTTCGGGCCGAATGGGTCTGGCGTCCCGTGCAAAATGTGGTGGAGTGGGCTGAGGCCAATCTACTAATCAGCGAGCGCACCAGCGCCATGCCGGGGCGCTACTCGACGCGGCTGACGCCGTATGTGCGCGAAGTTTTGGAGCATTTCCGCACCGAGCGCACCCGCAGGCTGACGCTGGTGTGGGGAGCGCAGACGAGCAAGACAACGTGCATCTTGGCCGGGATGGCCTACCGCCTCGACTGCGCGCCATCTCCTTGCCTGTGGGTCATGCCGTCCGCGCATCTGGCAAAGTCGTTTTGCGAGACGCGATGGATTCCGTTGGTGGAGGATTGCCCGGCGCTGGCGCGGCACAAATCGGCCAACAACGACCATTTCCGAATGCTTGAGCAGCATTTTGACCGCATGAGCGTGTGGTTCGTCGGGTCAAACTCTCCCGCCAATCTGGCAAGCCGATCTATTTCCCTGCTGATGATGGACGAAATGGACAAGTTCGCCACGCAAAGCAAGCGCGAGGCCAGCCCGATCCAGCTTGCGGAAGCCCGGTGCGTGACCTACCCGCGCCATCTGATCGTCTGCACCAGCACGCCAAGCTACGAAGACGGTGCTATCTGGCTGGAATATCTCAAAGGCGACCAGCGCAAATACTTCGTCCCGTGTGCGGCCTGCGGCGAAATGTTTGTCTTGGAGTGGGAGCGCATCAAGTGGGCGCAGGAAGCCAAACAAGATTCCGCGTGGAACATGGAACTTGTCTCGGAGTCGGCGCGTTGCCATTGCCCAAAGTGCGACCACGCGCACACCGAGGCCGACAAGGCGCAGATGCTTGAGCGTGGCGAGTGGAGGGCGACTGACCTTGCTGCCGAGCCAGGGCGGCGCAGTTACCATCTTTCCTCGCTCTATGCTCCGTGGCGGCGGTGGTCGGACTTGGCTGTTAAATTCCTCCAAGACCGCGAGACGCCGGGCGGCTTGCAGGATTTCTTTAACCGAGAACTGGCCCTGCCTTGGGTGGCGGCGGGGTCACTTATCACCACGGCGATGATCCGCGAGCGGGTGGACGCCTCGCCGCGTTACACCATCGGCCAGCCGCCCGAAGGCAAGATGTTGGGCCGCATCATGTCGGTGGACGTTCAGCAAACGGAACTGTGGTGGATCATCCGCGAATTGCACGAAGACGGGAGCAGTTACCTTGTCGATTACGGGGCGGCGATTGGTTGGGATTTGGTCATGGAAAAGTTCCGCCATTACAAATGCTTCAAGGGCGTGGTCGATTCGGGCTATGCGGCGAAGACCCCGGCAGGCGTTTACGACTTCGTGGCGAGGTCGGGCGGTCTATTCTGCGCGGCCAAGGGCCGCACGGTGTCGCAGGGATTGCGCGAGCCGTGGAAGTTCCAGCAAATCTTGGGCGCGGGTCACAATATCTGGATGCTGCAATTCGACGCCGAGTTTTGGCAGGCAAGGCTCTACCATGACGTTTTGCGCGATGGTCGGGGGCGCTGGTATCTGCCGCGAGATATAGCGAAAGACTACGTTTCGCAGTTGCAGGGGGAGGCGCTGATCGAAAAGGAAGGCGTGGCGAAGTGGCAGCGTCTTGGGCCGAACCACCTTGCCGACTGCGAGAAGATGGCGCTGGTTTTGATCGACTCCATCATGTCGCAGTTCCAAGCGGGCCAGCCCGCTCCTTGACACACGCCGCGAGTGCGTGACGGACGCTGCTATTCTGGCCCAAGTTTTTACGGCCTCTGAACTTTCGCAACTCAAAGCCAGTTGTAAGGCTCAGATCCTTGCTGGCGGGGCGAGTCAGGCGTTCGTGGTGTCAAGCAGCGTTGGCGGGCGCAGCGTCACGCTTCAGCAAACCTATTCCTGTTGGGATATGCTTGGCCTCATCGAGACGGCGCTGGCGATCAATGCCGGGACGATTGGCAGCAGCCGCGTGACGCAAATGCGCTTCCCGAGCCGCACATGAAGACCAAGCAGACCAAATTTGTTGACCGCGTAGCCGCAGCCTTTGGGTTCTCGCGCATGATCGAGGCCGTGAACCACCGCAGCGAGGAGCGTGGTTGGGTTTACGCGCAAGCGCAGGACTCCAAAGTTGACCTTTCCTCCTATGACCGCACCCGCCTCATGGCGCTTTCGCGTAAATGTTTCTATAACAACGCGATAGTCAGGGGCGCAGTGCGCGACAAGGCCATGTATTCCGTGGGCAGCGGCATCGGCATTCGCCCGCAAGCCATGTCAGGGGATCAAGCATGGGACGATGCGGCAGAGCAATGGTGGGAGAATTGGGCGCGCTCGCCCGAAATCAGCGGGCGGCACGATATGCGCTCCCTGCAAATGCTCGTGTCGGAGGCCATTGACCGGGACGGGGAAATTTTCGCCATCCTCACGGCCAAGACAGACGGCGCTCCCGCCGTGCAAATTGTTGAGGCGCACCGCGTGGAGTCGCCCGACACCTCGGCAAGCAACAGCGGGGTGGTGGATGGCGTGAAGCTCGACAAGTTCCAGCGCCCGCTTGGCTATTTTATTGGGGAGGGCGACGAATACCCGCGCCGCCACCGCGAGGTGAAGGCCGACGCCATGCTTCACGTTTACGAACCAGAGCGCGCCGACCAAGTGCGCGGCTATCCCGCCATCGGCGTGGCGCTCAACAGCGTTTTGGATCGGGACGAACTTCTAAGATTTGAGATGATGGCGGCAAAGGCTGGCAGCAGCATCGGCCTCGTCATCAAAAACTCCACAGGGAACATCGGCGCGGAAGGATTTCTTGGCGACTTCAGCAAGGACAGCAACGGCAACCTGACCCGCGAAAGCATTTTCGGCGGCGGGCTGGTTCCGCGCATGAAGAATACGGAGGACATTCAATCCTTCGTGATGAACCGCCCGAACGAGAAGCTCGACAAACACCTTGAGCAATACATTCGCGCAGCGGCCATCGGCCTTGGCCTGCCTTACGAGTTTGTTTGGGACACCAGCGCGATC